TTACACTTAAAGTATGTTGTATAATATTATCTAAAGAAATTTTATGAGTATTTTTATGTCCATATAAAACATTTGCCATAGAGTCTCCTACTAAAATGAGATCACAATAATTATCTAAAATCATTGCTATATTTTTGGAATATGCTGTAAGACTAACAATTTTACTCTTATTTTTTTTAAGTAATATTTTTCTAATCTTTTTATACATCTTCTAATTTTGTAAAGTTATGTTCTTTCTCAAACTTAATTATATTTGTAAACTTATCAAATAGTATATCCCCTTTATGTGATATTATAAACACATTCTCATTTGACATAGTTCCTAGTATCTTAAAAAAGTCTTCTGTGCCTGAGCCATCTAAACTACTATCAAATATTTCATCTAGTATTAATAGATTTGTGTTTGTACTATTTTTCATCTTAGCAATTGTACGCCATGTAAATAGAAGTGCCAAGTCTATTCTCATCTTTTCACCTTCACTAAAACTATTATAACTAAATGTATCTCTATGTCTACTCTTAACTGTCTCATTAAATTCTTCATCTAATGTAAATGATACAAAAAAGTCCATTGATTGTAGATACTTGTTTATTAACTGATTCATGATAGGAAGATACTTCTTGATAATTTGAGCCCTAGCACCCTTATCAGAAAGTATCTCCCTAATGACATCAACATAATCCTTTTCTGTTGATAGTGTATTTAATTCTGTTTTTTGTTTATCTAATTGTTCTGATAAATCTTTTAACTCTTGTTCTAGTTTATCTGAATCTTGGCCATCTGTTGTGTTCAATTCAACATCATCTGAATGTTTTTTAATACCTTCTAATGAAGAATGAATTTTTGCAACATTAATATTCATCTCTTGTATCTTTTTAGATACTACATCCATCTGTGTTAGCTCAGATTCTACTTTTGTTATCTCTTGCATGATATCTTGTAGACCAGATTGTAGTTTTGTTATTGTATCTTTTTCTTCTTCTACTTTTTTAGATTTTAATTCTTTAGGTATAGATTGTGTGCATGTAGGACATTCATCATGTGTTTCAAAAAATGTTAATGTCTCTTTATGAGTTTCTAAATTGTTTTCAATTTTAGATTCTAACTTAGATAATTTTTTTGCTTTCTTATCTACATCTGGTTTGAACTTCATGATTTCTTGTTGTTTTGCTATATTTTCATTCAATTGTTGTAAATCTTGTCTATATTGTCTATCAGCCTCTTTGTTTTGTTCAATTTTTATACGAGAGCTCTCCTCGGCGTCTCCAATGCGTGATTTTAGAGACTTTAAATGTTCCGTTTGTAATGACACCTTCTGTTCAATTAAATCGCAAGAATGTCGCAAATCCGAGACGCTTTTTCCCAAATCTCTCTGTTGGTCTCGCAAATTGTAGTCCATGAGAGTAAAAACTCTAACATCTAGAATTTCTTCTACTGCCTCACGCCTGTATCTAGATTTCATCTTCATAAATGGTTCGTAAGATGAGGAACCTAATAATACTACTTGAATGAAAGAACGATAATTCAATTTCATTATATTTCTTTCTAGATATTTTTGATAGTCAATTGTAGAGGCATCCTGATTGACTAGCACATCATCTTTATATATTTCAAATTTATTTGGTTTTACACTTCGTATAACTTTATAGTTTTTTGTACCAACTGAAAATTCTATTGTTACATTACAACCACCATTATTGATAGTGTTTACCATTTGTTCTTTCTTAATAATTCTAAATGGTTTATTAAATAGTACAAAACACAGAGCATCCAGTAAAGTAGATTTACCAGAACCATTTTTGCCTATAATTAAGTTTGTTGGGTGATTATCTAGTTTGATTTCTATCGGTGTATTACCAGTAGATAAGAAGTTTTTCCATGATATAGATTTAAAATGTATCACTCTAAAGCCTCTTTATATAGTTTGTTGATAAAATCTTTTAATCTTTGTCTATCTAAATCTGTATCAATCTGTTCTACATAATTACCTAAGAATGTAAGTGTATCTTCACCTTGGTCTAATATGTCTTCTCTAACTGAAGCTGTAATATCAGACTGGTCTTCATCTATAATATTAATCTCATGCAAGTCTATTTCTGTATGTAAACGATTTACAAACTTGTCAAACTTTTCTTCATTGTTCTTATTAACTACAAACAGTTTAACAAATGATTTATCATATACTGATATATCTTCTTCGGCATAGTTTGTTTTCTTATCATCATAATATATCTTCTTAAATATTGTAAGAGGATTAGGTACTCTGGTCAATTCTCTTGTCTCAGTATCGAACACATGAAACCCTTTAGGACATTCATAATCATTCCATGTTATTTGATACTGTGTGCCACAATAGAATATCTGACCATCATCTGACTTTTTATGAAAATGACCAGAGATAACTTTTTCAAATCTTTTAAATATATTCTTTTCTAAACCATGGTCATTAAAATGGCCTTTATGCATTTCAAAACCTTTAACTTCTAAATGCCCCATGCATATTTGTGCTTGTGATTCAGAAATTGTTTTGATAGATTCATCATAGATATCATCACATATCCATGGTACTAGTAATATAGGCAGTTTATCGAATGTAACTGTTGTAGGTTTCTCGTATATCCAAGGTTCAAACTTACCATCAAATGTGGTAATTAATTGTTGTAATGCATTTACTTTGTTTGTGTTCTTATAATATGTATCATGATTACCCAATATAATATGAGTATCAATTTTCATATCCCACAATCTTTTCCAAAACTTCTCTTGAAAGTTATGTGCAATTTTATAATTGATAAATTTTCTTCTATCAACTACATCACCTAAGTGAATTAGGTGCTTGATATTGTTTTCCTTTAGATATGGAAAAAACAATTCATCATAAAATCTGTTCTGATACTCCATAAAATGTGGACTATCATTACGACAACCGAAATGGGTATCGTTCAATAGGGCTATTTTCATATTTTTATTCTATAAATTTATCTAGTTTGCCTTTTCTTTTTCTTGTTGTTTTCTTTTTCACAACAGGAACATCTTTAGGGTCGGCATTTCTTTGTAGAAATTCAGAAAATTGATTTCTAAATTGTCTATCTTCACCATCATTTAAAGTCATATCATCATAGTTTCCTTCCATGATTAATCTATTCTTAATTGTAGTTTGTTTTTTTTCTTTCTGTATTCTTCGTATAAATGCATAGTATATTATTTGTGTAAAATATGCGAATGGATTATTTGATTTTTCTGGATTGAAATTATCAAGATATTGTAAACAGTTTTCTATACCATCAGAAATCATATCATCTCTAAATGTATAGTTAATAAAGTTTGGTCTGTAAGATAGGTGATTTGCAATCTTTAAAAAGCACTCACCTATATAGTTTGAAACATGTGGTTTATCTTCACCTGATTCTTCAGCGTCCGTACAGAGTTTTCTATATTCGGTCATAGCCGCTAGAAACTCTTTATTGTTCACATAATGTTCTTTCTTTTTATCTGATTTCATGTTATACATTATATATCATTAGACAAGTAATGTCAATGCTGGTTGGTCTTTATTAACTTGATAAATGTATTTGTCCAAATAGGAAATGGTTGTCTGTAATCACTTGCATTGTCATGATGATATTTATGATGACCATCACCAAACAATGCTGTATATATCCATACATTATCAGGTCTACCTTTTATATGACAAAATGTATTTACAAAACCACCCCCTAATATGGCAGTCCATGCCGTAAATATATAAAAAGGATATACTAAAATAGGATTAATTACAAATAAGGTTGCAAAATATACAAAATGTATTTTAAAATAATGTTCATTAACAAATACATGTTGTGTGTCTTTTAGTAAATCTCTTGCATATAATAAATTCATTTCTACATTTTTGGGTTTAGAATATAAAAATCTAAAGAATGGAAAGAATGTATGAATTGCCCCTATATGTGTAGGTGAATGTGGGTCTGGTTTTTGGTCTGTATATCTATGATGTTTAATGTGTATTGACTTATACATCAATGGTGAACCCTCAGAAGCTAATATTGCATGTAATAATAAAAAGTGGTGCCAAAATCTATTTGTTTTAAATGCTCTATGTGTAAAGTATCTATGTATTGCTACTGGTTGTGCGACTAGACCTAATACCCAACCTATGAATATACATATTAACCATTCAGTTAATGACAATATAAAGAAACTAGATATAGCCCCTAACCATATAAACAGATGTAGTAATCCTAATTTAGTATTTACATTCATTTTCTTATTAATTTAATTACATAATATGCCATATCAATCTCATACCACTTAACACCATTGTTTATAGCAGTAGGATTTGCATGATGATTATTATGTAATGTTGCACAATTTACAGGAAATATATTGATATTTACTGAGTTATCATTAGTATCAAAATTTCTGTAACCCCAACCTATAGTATGACATAATACATTAGTAACACTTGATATATGAAAACTAAATGTAGCAGGTATTAGTATCATACAAAGTGTATAGAATGGACTAATTAATAAACATAGTATCATAAACATGTAATATATTTTAAAATAATTTTCATATTGTATTCTAAAATGTCTATTCTTTAATAATCTTTTTACTGTATGTCCACTCATCATATTATTTTTATATGTGTTATACCAGAACCATGTTTTCCAACCATTACTAGCAGGGTGTGAATCACCTTCTTTATCAGAATATCTATGATGTGTTATATGATTTGGCGCCCAAGCTAATGGTGGGGGTTGCATGGTAAGTGTTGTACAATATAATAAAAATGTTTCTATTTTCTTATTTAATTCAAATGCTCTATGAGAACAATATCTATGTATAAAAGTTTCTACAATTACTATTGCAAAAAAAGAAGTAAATATAAACATAATAGTATAATCTATCCATGTAAATGTACCCCAATAGTAATAGATACCGAAGAATGTTATCAGTTGCATACCAAATTGTGTTAGTAATAATTTAGACTGTTGATTCAGCACGATACTCCGCCTTAGGTTTTCCTATCAGTTTTATTATAGTGCCTGAAAAATCTGGATATGGGTATGTTGCTGTTGCTCTTCTGTGATGTTCTTTATGCCAACCTTCACCTGCTAGTAAGTATTCAATCCACTTTTTATTTGATACGCCCTCATCAGGCAAATGATTAAATACATTTACTATCGCCCCAAACAAAACTGCCCATATTACAGGAAAGAAATATAAAGGATATAATAATATAGGATTAATTAAAAATAATAATGTAATGTATCCTATATGAAACTTGTTGTAGTGTTGATGTACAAATTTCTGTTCTGGATATTTAACTAAAAATCTTTTTGCATATGATAAATCTACAGCATAGATATTAAAAAAGTAACCTAAAAATACTGATAGTTTACCTTTATGTGTAGGACTATGTGGGTCTTTATCTGTATCTGGATATTTGTGATGTCTTAAATGTACACTTGCATATGTAGCCGGCGACCCCATGCCACACATTATAGATTGAAAACATAATACATAATGCCAAAATTTGTTTACTTCAAAACTTCTATGAGCCCAATATCTATGTAGACCAACACCATGACCTATAACACCACCTAGAAACCAGCCTATTGCACAAAATATTACCCATAGATAGAATGGTAAAACAAATAAACCATAGATAGCACCCATAACAGACAATCCTTGATAGACACATAGTTTAGCATTTTCTATTTGATAACTTGTCATTTTGATATAACCCTCATTAAATATCCTAACATGTCATATCTACCACAAACTAATCTTGTTGGTTCGTAATGATGAGTATTTTGATAACTCTCACCCAAAGTAAATATGTTCATTACATGACTATTTATACTATTATCATCTAAATCATAGTCTCTCCAACCTACTTTAAATGGCTGTCCATGACCAAAAACACCTACGCCAAAATGTACACATAATAGGTACATTGTACAAGGTAACGCCCACATATAGATAACTAACTGTGGTTCTATTACAAATAATATTATTATATAAGTCATTAGTATTTTAAAGTAATGATTGTGTATAAACATTTGTATAGGGTCTCTCATTAAGTCTTTTACTATCATTAGATTAAATGACTTGACTGACCAGAAACCATGAAATCCAGTAAGTATAGGTTTCTCTTGTGGGTAATAAGGGTCTAGTCCTTTTACATCAGGATGTCTATGATGTAATCTATGTTGAGATACCCATGCAATACTACTACCTAGACCAGAAATAGTACCGAGAAAAATTAAAAAATATTTAAAAGTGTCGCCTGTTTTAAATTGTTTATGTGATAATAGTTTATGATATCCACCTGATACACCTATTGTATATAATACCCACATAATAAGTGCGATATAGATACCTGGCCAAGAAAAATAAAAGAATAGACCACCCATTGAAATTAAATAGGCACTTAACATTACCAGTTTCATTTTAGAATATATATTCATTTTTCAGCCATCCTTGACATTGCTCTTTATTTATGTTATTTTAGCTGTGTTCTCCTCCCGAGGGTCAGAGTAGCTAGTGTTTAGTGCTATCATCTAGACTATCAAAGATATCATTTAACTTCTTAGATACATCATCATCAAGTTCTTCTCTTTCATAAGAATCTTGATTATGTTCTGTTACCATTGTAGCCTTCTCATATGCACTAGATACACTTACATAAGAATTGGTCATCGCTGTACCAGCAGATGTGATAGTCATTATCTTATCTTTAGGTATAGATATAATAGTATCATCAGAATATGAAGTCCACTTTATAAGGGCAACATAATCTTTTAGACCAACTTCTTCCATAGCAGGTATATATTTTACTTGCAAAGGTTTATCAATTTTAACAAGCGGTGATTTTTCGTCTAACAATCTTTCTGGTATTGTACAAACAATATCATCACCATTAATAAGTTTAATAATCTTAATTGCTTCCATGTAACTCTCCTTTATAACTCGACATTATGAATGTCATAGTTAAATCCTTCTTCGTTGTATATATTTATCCTTTCTCTAAAGTGAGAAAGAGTATAATTTTCTTCTTCTTGATAAGATAAATCATCTGATATATCATATAATCTAGCCTCTGAATTATCATCTTTTAGTCTTAATCCACGACCAATGCTTTGTAGGTTTCTGATACGAGACTTACTAGGACTACTAAAAACAATATTATGTAAATTGCGAATATTAATACCAGTACTAAAGGTACCATAACTGGCGATAATAATAGCGTTATCAGATTTTTCTGTGATAGCTCTAATCTTTTCTCTTTCATGTGCTTCTACTCCTCCATAAACAAAGAATACTTGTTTGTCTTTATTTTTTTCTTCTATTAGTTGTTTTAATATCATACCATGTTTTTCTACATATTGAAACAGGCAAAGTGAATTACCAGTAAGACCTAAACATAGATTTCTGATATAGTTATTTCTTTTAGTATTAGATACTAGAAAATCCATTTCTTCTTGATATGTTTTACCTCTTAAAAAGTCTATTGACATCTTTTCATGTTGCAATACTAGACAATGTATTTTAAGTTGAGCCAGATGTTCTTTTTCTTGAAGTTCTGTAGTTGTTACTATCTTGTTCACGGCACCAAATAAACCCTCTAAAACAAGTTTGTGTGTCTTGCTATCATCAAGTGTGCCTGTAAGACCAATACGATACTTACAGTTTTCTAATCTTGCCATAATTTTAGTTAAAGAAACTGCCTTAAACAAGTGAGCCTCATCACCAACAACCATACCAAACTGTTTAAACCATTTCTTATCTTGTTTATAGATTGATTGCCATGTACTAATTACTATTCTTTTATCTGTTTCTTTTTCATGACCTTGATATATCTTGTGTACATTTCTCAGACTATTATAACCATAGTCTTTAAAGTCTTTAAATAATTGTTCTACTAGAGAAGTAGTCGGTACTACTATAAGAATTTTATTGTTTTCTTCTTCTTTCAGGCGTATCAGATTAAAACGAATCATCAGATAAATTATTAGAGATTTTCCCGAGGCCGTCGGAGATAACATTAAACACCTCGATTTCACCATAGAGTAAATAAACGCCGATTTTTGGTAATCTCTTACTTCAAAAGGTATGTTTAATTTCTTGATAAAACTATCTACTAGTTCAGTATCTACACTGGCATCCTTTATGTCTGTTCTGTCCACTACTTCAACATCATTCTCTTGACACCAGTTAAGTAAGTATGGATATAGACCTGTATAGATTTGACCATTAGTGTAAGAAAATAACCTGATTTTACCATCCCACCTTCTATTTCTAACAGAAGGCATAAACTTAGCACCAGGCACTTCAAAGGTAAAATGTGAACCTAAATCTCTACGAACATCTTCATCAGCGTCTACTACTAAGTGTACATCATCTTTCTTTGTAAGTATCAGATTTCTCATACCCATGGTTTTCCTAGTACCCAACCGACTAATGATTTTCGTATACCTTTAGTTACAGGTGTTACTCTATGCCATAAAAATGAAGGAAAGAATATAATATCACCAACATTCAAATTAGTAAAATTATGTAATATATCTTCATTCTTTGGATTGCAATTTGCACATTCTAACATACCACCTTCATAATCATTGTTTAGTATAACAGAAAAAGAGATTTTTCTAATTAGACCATCATCATAAGGTTTACTGTGTGAATCTATATGCCATTTGTAGTGGTCATCTACATTGTATACTGAATATTGCATTGGTTCTATTTTTTTTATCTGAAACTTCCAACCTGCTTTCAAGTTTATCTGAATAGTTTTACTGATAAGAAGTTTATGTAATTGTTTGTCATTTATCCAAGATACTTTACTACTTCTATTTTTATTATCACCATCTTGTATTTTAGATTCTTCAAATTTTTTAGATTCACCAATCTGAATTATTTTGTTACACTCATCAGGTGTAAGTGCATTGGGATATAACATGACATCATTAGTTAAATACATTAGATAGCACCAGAAGTAAACTTTCTCCATTCAATAGAGTTGCGAATTTGCCAATCTCGATTACTAATTTGTCTAAGTGTTCTGTCTAAATAATTGACAACCGTTTCCAAGTAGTCTATTTTTTGTGATGACTTAATTAGTTCTTCATCAGATTCAAGATACTTATCTACATCTGATTTCATAATTTTTAAGTTAAAGGGTTTGTCTTGATATATCTTTGGACTTGCTTTACCAGTATAGTATTCCCACTTTACTCTTTTGAGAATTTTATAATCAGATTCAGCTCTAGCTAATAACAGTTTAAAGTTATTTAGATGTTTAAGATATTTGTTGTGTAGTTGAGGTGTTTTTAAAGATTCTAAATCTAATTCAGCCTCGTTTATTTTGAGGTCTTTACCGACCTGCTCTTGTAGTTCTTCTAATGTCATAATCTATCCATTATATAATAAAACCAACGAAATGTCAAGCTTTATGTAGTTGTTTCAGTTGTTGTTGCACTTCCGACAGTTGCAAATTCGTATATCTGATAATTAAATGATACACTTGCAGATAGATAAGAAGTATCTCCTGCTTGTTGGTCGTAAGTTAATCCAGATAAAGATGTTGGATATAAATCTACATATCTTACTTCTATAATCGGATTGTTTTTACTAGACAATACTGTTAAACTGGCATCCGAATATTGAGCACCAACATCAAATCCTACATCATCTACTTTACCTGCCTCTCTACTATTTGCAGTTGCATTGCCTGTAGGAAATCTATCCTTACCAGCGTTTATAAAAGTTTCAAATTGTGTATGACTTTTAGGAAAACCTAGACCTGTTAACCAACCATGTATTTCACGATAGTTCTCTAAGTTTTCATCTACTAAAAAGTCTACATTTAACGAACTATATGTTAGAGTATCACCAGGTATTGGTATATCTATCAATGATGTTGCTTGTGTTGTAGAACCTAATGTAATACCAGGTATATTTACAGATGTACAGAAAAACTCTACCTTAGGCAG